CTTCTTTGTCATAACTTATACTGCTCTTGCTTTACCAAATAATTCAATATGTAAACGTGGTGTGAATCTCCAACCTCTATTGATTGCTGCTTCAATTGCCCAATAGCTTCTGTCAGCTAACATATCTGAAGATGTGCCTTCTGGCATCAATACTACATCATCTGCAGTCCATCCTGTTAAATGAGCTAAGAAGCCATTTTCAATCTCTTCAATATCTCCTGGATTTTGAACTACAAATTTAAGTTGAAAATCATTATCATAAAGTTTAGCAGCATCTATATACTTTTGAATTGTATCAATATTACGACGCTTAGATTCGTGCTTCTTAGCCCAATGTTCTGAATAGTCAATGCCTGTATTTTTCAAATTGGCTTCATGCGGTGTTGATGATGCTAACTTAGGTGACATAGACATTAAATTGGTATTTTGGGCTAATTCTCTTGAATATATAGTTGCATTACTTTCAATAGTTACATGAAACCTCAATGCTCTTAGTTTTGTAACTAATTCAATTACGGGTCGTTGCATTGTAGGTTCGCCGCCTGATACAACAACATAGTTCATTTTGCCTCGATTTGCTTGAACTAGTTTTACCACATCATCTACTTCCATTTTATTAGTTTCTGCATGATGTGATGAATATGGCGTATCACAAGGTGATCCATTTCCATCAGCACCTACCCAAGCACAACGCAAATTGCACCCAGACGTTCTAATAAATAAGCACGATGTTCCTAAAAGTTTACCCTCACCTTGGACTGTACCAGGTGAAGATAATCCTGTGTCAAGTGCTCCTTCTAAAAGATTGCCATCTGCATCTTTAGTTATAGGGAACACTCCATTTTCGACTAGATTGATCTTCATGTCGTTTCCTCCTTTTTTAATTTATAATTGATCTTTGAATTCATTAATAATATCTCGTATAACTGTAATAGTAGTTCTATTACCTTGCAACCATTTCAAGTATGCCGTTCGTTTTTTTACGAGTGCTGTACATGTTTCATATTCTTCTAGATGTTCTCCAACATGAATCAGATAATCAATGAATTCAACTATAGTTTTTTTAAATTCGTTTACTGTAACTTCATTAAGCATATGAAGTCGGGCTGGCGGATGTTCATTCAACATATTCACCATTTTGTCAAATACATGCGGTTCTACTGATTCAATTGGTATGAATTGTATCTCATCCATCGTAGCTACAAATGATATTAGTCTCTCTAATTACTACAAGTTTATCATCATCAACCATTATTTCAATTTGATTGCGAGGTTCATACATTACTCGATCGCCTTCTTCGAATGGCAATACTAGCTTTGTTTTATCGTCATTACGACCTAAACCTTTATGCATGATAACGCCAGTCTTATATGATCTAGCATCATCTGAAGTCTCTACAATAATACCTGATTTAGTTTTTGTGTTCTTTTCTACATCAGGTTTGATAAAATAACGATCTTCGCCTACACGTTTGATTTCCATATAACTCCTTTTTTATATTATAATGATTTTATTTGTATTTTCCAATTAGCCATCGCAAGAAATGCAGTCAGGATTCATTGCTTGTTCTGCAATATCACCTCTCAATACCGACTCTGTTCTTGTATAATATAAAGTTTTTACACCTTGCTTCCATGCTTCTAAATGTACTTGATTGAGCCATTTCGGCGTTGCTTGCGATGGAAACGCCAAGTTAAGAGATACTGCTTGATCAATATATTGTTGTCTGATACCAGCCTGTCTTACTAACTCAAGTTGATTGATTTCTTTGAATGTTTTGAATACATCCTTTACTCTATCAACCTCTTTACCTTCAGCACAATCAGCTACGTTAACAAGTTTACCATCACAATACACCCAGTTATCTAATTCATCAATTCCTTGAATAGAACCGCCATCTGACAGAATCTTATCCCAAGTTTCTTTGTTATTGATTCCTGCTTTTCTAAGAACCCGTTCCAACTCTTTATTCTTGCGAATAAATGTACCCTTTGCTGTTTGCTCTGTAAATACATTTGCTGCCCATGGTTCAATACCTGGAGAAACATTGCCTGACAACTTTGAGTTTGATACAGTTGGTGCAATTGCTCTAAGGTGAGTGTTTCTCATTCCTGTGCCAACACACCAAAGTGGTTCTCCATATTGTTCTGCCATGGCCATCGAAGCTCGTTCACTTTCAATCTTCATCTGTGAAAATATCTTACGGGTTTCAAATTGAGCAGCTAATGAATCAAATGGAATACCTCGTTGTTGTAAATATGTGTGCCATCCTAATACACCAAGGCCTAAAGCACGACCCTTTTCAGCACTTCTTACACTGTTTTCAAATCCACGCATATTTTTCGCTCGTTGAATAAATTCTTCAAGTACGCCATCTAAAAACCATGTTGCTGTGTAAATTAAGTCGGTATCTTTCCATTCATCATATTTTGATAGATTTAATGACGATAAACAACATACGAATGAGTGTGATTCATCTGTGTGCAATGCAATTTCACTACATATATTAGTCATGTAAACTTTAAGTCCGTTTTGCTTATAAGCTTCTGGGTTCTGTTTGTTTACATTACCCTTAAACATAATATATGGTTCGCCTGTTGCTTTTCTCTTTTGAAGTACCTTGCCCCATCTTCTTCTTGCTTCAGGATCACCATCTTCTAACTTTCTCATAAACTTATCACCAACTACCACACATTGATGTAAGTTTAGACATTGTCTGTTAACATCACCTTTTGGTTCTCTGATTTCAATCCACTCATCAAAATCATCATGTTCAATGTTTAAGTTTACTGATGCTGCACCTCTTCGTACTGCTCCTTGATTGGTAGCAATAATAGTTGAATCATATATCTTAGCAAATGGAACTACCCCATCTGATGTACCATTCTGAGTAATTGGTGTGCCGGCAGGTCGAATCATGTTCATTCCAACACCTACACCGCCTCCGTGTTTTGCAAGCAGCATCATCTCTAAGTTCTTCATTCCAATTTCTTGGATCGAATCCCCAACATCAACTCCAAAACAAGATATTGGCAAGCCCCGATCAGTACCTGTATTAGATAAAACGGGAGAAGCAAGATTAAGCCAACCCCTCCAAATATAATCAAAAAACTTGCTGGCAAGATCATTTCTTCCCAAACGGCGCGCGACTGCAGTAGCGACACGCCAATACGCATCTTTTGGTGTTTCTCCTTCCAAAAGATACCCTTTACTAATTGTTTTAACATAAATCTCTGTATTTGCCCAGTCTGGGAAATCTACGCCTACTTCCCAACCTAATTGTTCTCCAAAATTCTTCATAACTTTTACCAAATATCGTTAAAATCTTCGCCTTCATTGGCTTTTGAGTAATCTGTTGGTCTTACTGCAAAGAAATCGGTATGTGTAGTACCACCGGTAAGATGATAGAACCAATCTAATTCTTCTGCAGATTTAACATCAAACTTAAATAAAGATTCATAACCTAATTCTTTTAATTTTTCATTTGCTCGTTTACGAATAAAGTTTTTCAAATCTTTTGCTTTTAGGTTTTCTAAATCACCCATCTCAAACATTTTATCAATAAACTTCTCTTCCATTTCTACAATAAGTGTTGCAGCTTCTTCTACTGCTGCTCGAGCCGATTCTTTTAATTCTGGATATTCTTCGTACATATGACGAAATAATTGGCATCCCATTTTAGAATGAAGTGATTCATCACGCACACTCCACTTCATTTGTTGTCCGATGCCTTTCAACATATTTCTCATTTGAAATGAATATAGAACTGCAAATGATGAATAAAGTGATACACCTTCTGCAAATGCTGAGAAGATTGCGAGTGAACGTGCTACTTCCTCTCTTGCTTTTGAGTTTGATGCTAAATCTTCATGCGTCCAATCTGCAGATGTAGCAGTTAGGAATTCAAACTTTTCTGCAATTGCAGGTTCATGTAGAAATGCTTCAAAATCTTCCAATCCTAATGATTCATTAAGGTATGAATAAGCCGTTGCGTGAATTGTTTCTTGCGAGCCGAACATCATCGCCATTTGTTTGATTTCATGTTTTGGAAACCACTTCGTAACCATACCAGTCCAATAATCAGATACAGCACATTCAGTCTGAGCAAAACCTAATAATATATTACCAACTAAATTCTTTTCTGACGTGTTTAAGTTTTCGTTCCAATCCTTGATATCACCCTGCATAGGAATCTCAGTATGCAACCAAAATGCTTGTGCTTGTTTCAGCCAACCTTCTGTATAATATACTGGAAATTCAAAGGGTTTGAATGGGATGCGTTCTTTAAATAAGCTCATATTCATTCCTTGTTATTTGTTATTGATTTTAGACAAAAAATGCCTGGCAGATTATTACCAGGCAATTTAAAATAAATATCTCAATCACCCTAAACTTCCGCCTAAATCTTTGAATTTTTCTGATAAATTTTTCTTCATCATTGTTTCACCTGACTTCATGTCTTTCTTGGTCGCTTTGCCTTGACTCGTATCAGGTTCAAAGAATTGAAACTGTCCATTATTTGTATTAATCTTAGACGGCAATGTCATACCATCTGGGCCGAATCTATTTTTTACAATATGAACTCTACCAGTACCTGATAATTTGTCTTGAACTTTTCTTGATAAAGACATAATGAAATCAGAAACCATTACTTTACCATATGATGCTGCAATCTTATCCGCTTCAATAATATCTTCTTCTAATGCAGCTCTACCAGCTTGAGTTGCAGTCCATACTGGTACTTTGTATTCGCCAGCCAATCCTCTCAACTCTTCATATAATTCTTCTAAAGCTTCATGTTTATCTTTAGTCGACACTTTTAATAGATCTGCATAATCTATAATAACTAGATCTGGTGCCTTCCCTAACATTGCTGATTTTTCTATATGCGCTTTCAATGCCATAGCTCCTACTGACTTCGTAGGATAATATTTAATTACAAGTTCGCCATCAATTCGAGACATTTTATCCTCAATATCTTCTTGATGATTTTTCAAATTTTGTGCAGATATACCTGTAATTACAGAATCATATCTTTGTCCTACATAATTTTCGTTGAGCTCTAATGTAAAGTGTACAACGTTCTTGCCGTTACGTATTGCATTTGCTCCAATATTAATAAGAAGCCAACTCTTACCGATGCCTGCAGGAGCCATAACTACTCCCAATTCACCTGGTGCTAAACCACCATCCATCAAATCATCTACTACATCCCATCCAGTTGTTATGGTATGTCGTGCTGCTTCATTATATCTTAAAGCTACTTGTGATTTATATTCATGGCCAATGTCAGTGTCAGCACCAGCTTTCATTGCCGAATCAATTTTTGTCTTGATTTCGTCATAGTTGCCAATCTTTAATAAATTGACAGAATCCATGATTGCATGTTTTATTTCTTGATTCTTACAAAATCTAAGTATTTCATCCTTTACAAATGATAAGTCATCAGACTCCATGTATCGAAATACTTCTTTAAGCTGCTCTACGACCGCAACTTTTAGAACGTCATGTTCTATCTCTGTTACTTTGACCTTGAGTACATCTTTAGTTGGGGGTGTTTTATACGTTCTGAAATGCCCCAATATAATGTCAAGAATCCAACTATTTGATTCTGACTCAAAGTATTCTGGTTGTATGATATCTGCTATCTGCTGCAGGAATGTTCTATCCGTAAACATTGCAGCTAAAACTTTCACCTGAAAGCCAAACCCATACTCCGATAATTTATCTGTCATATATCATTATAATAAAAAAATTTGTATATACAAATGTTACTTTTGCGTTTGTTGAGCAAAAGCGTGAAGAGACAACCATGTTTTATTCAACCAATCTGGTGCATTCTTCATAGTAGTCCACATCTTATCTTCCATGAACAGTCGTTGAAACTCTGCTCTGTTTAGAGGCGGAATGGGTTGTTCTAAAATTCTTCTGATGTTGGATGTATGTGTTGCTGAAAAGTCTAAGAGCTTAAGATTCATAAGCTGATAATTTTGTTCTATGACATCACGACTTTCGATAATCTTTTTATAAGTCTTAGATTCATCCAACAATTGTTCTGACTTTTCAAACATTTCGTCAGGAGTAAATTCTTTTTGACTTGCAAGTTCTGGAACATGTTTTAATAATGTCTTTGGGCCGATTCCACGAACACCTTCAATGTTATCAGACTTATCACCTGTAAATGTACGGTACACTACATAATTTTGAGGAGTTACGCCAAATTCTTCATGCACTGTGTCAGCAGTATACATTTTCTTTTTGATTGGTGACCATACTCTGATTGTGTCGTCTACCATTTGATAAAAGTCTCTGTCAGTGGATACTATTGTAATTTCTTTGCTTTTCTCTCGATATAATTCAGCAATATATGCAATAGTGTCATCTGCTTCAATTCCATCAATTGCAAGAAATGTTACTGGCAAATTATCTAGATAAGATACTAATCTTGAAAATTGATGACGCATAGCTTCTTGCTCATCTTCAATAGTAGCCATTGCGTGGTCATGACGCCTTAATCTTGTTCGATTTGCTCGATTTGCTTTATATGATTTGTTGATTGTTTTTCTTCTTTTCGAGCCTCCGCGGCCATCAAAAACAACAACACAACGAGTGGGTTTAAAATCACGTACGCACTTGCCAATAGAATATAAAAATCCTGTAATACCACCAATATGGTCTCCATCTTCATTTGTTGCTGGGGTTGCTCCAAATGCTCTAATAAACGTGTTCAAGCCATCGAATACTAATAATCGATCATCAACGTTTTGATCTAATGAAGGCTTTTCTTCCTTCATCTCTTTAAATAACTTCTGATACTTATTCATATAATTATATTATAATGAAACTTTAGAATATAAACAAGAAAAGCCGAGGATTTCTCCCCGGCCTTCTGTTGGTTGATATAGTTATCCTTCTTCGTTGATAACTTCTTCATCAATCGTTACATCATCAATGCCACCATCAACACCTGCTTGATATTTGAATATGTATTCATTGCATATTCTATTATACAAACGTTCTCTGATTTCTGCATCTTCTATAACCTCAAAGAAATCTTTTGATTGAAACTTGAATTCTTTAAACACTTCACCGGTATTCACATCAATATCTTCATATGTATACCATGCTCCTGCCTGCTTAACAAGTTTAAAATCTTTCATTACTTTGAGCCATCCGCCATAGTTGTCAATGCCAGAATCAAAATAGATTTCATAATCAATACTACGAAGTGGCGGCCCCATACGATTCTTAACAACTGTAACACGTGTCTTGATGCCGACAACTTGTTCCTGGCCTCTCACCTTCGCTTTAATTTGCCCCATGTTCTTGAGACGAAGTCTTACTGATGAGTGAAAAGGAATTGCTTTTCCGCCTGATGTTGTCCACGGGTCACCAAACATAACTCCCATTTTAGTACGAAGCTGATTTGTAAAAATCAAACAAATTCGCTCTCGTGCAATCCAGTTAGTTACCTTTCTCATGGCTTTTGAAAGAATAATAGATTTAGATGTTGCATAACCATCCTTATCATATTCCATGCTCATTTCTTGCTTTGTAGATGCACCCATTACTGAATCAACTACAATTGTAACTAATCTGTCTTTGTCAGACTTACGTACATTTTCAACAATTGTTTCAATAGTTTCAAAAATTTCTTCAATTGTTTCTAAAGGTACATAAAGCATTGATTTTAGATCAACGCCAATGGCAGTTAAAAACTCCGCTGATGTTGCTGACTCAGTATCAATGTAAACTGCTAATCCACCTTTCTTTTGAGTTTCTGCTAACGTGTGAGCTGCTAATAGCGACTTACCCGAAGCTTCTAACCCAGTAATTTCTGTGATCCTTCCAACCGGAAATCCTCCATGAGGACGATTGGATATCGCCAAATCCAACATTGAGTGTCCTGACGATATCCATTCCTTTACATTGGTCGGAGCATCATTATCACCTTCAAGAAAGAATGCGGTCTTGTAATTTTGACCTTTGAACTGAGTATTAACTGCTGCAGCTAATGTTTCTGCTAATGAATCTTCCAGTTCATCTTTACTCTTTGACTTTTTAGCCATAAATTGCTCCTTGTTATTTATTCATTGAAAAGATCATCAAATGCAGCTCCTACATCTGATGTTGCTGTCGCTTTTGGTGATTCTGATGCAACCTCATCTGTTGTAGTAGACGAAGTTTCTTGTTCTACATCTGAATCAGCATTTTCTGGATTCATCCACGCTTTAAGAGCATCTTCAAGATCTGAATACTCAGGCTCTGGATAGATATCCTCAATCTTAGGCTGCTTCATGATAAGCTCTGCAACGGCTTTATCTTCAGTAGCTGCAGATTGATTTGGCTTCACACGAATTGCAGTCTTAGGATATCCTCCTCCTTCTGCAGGTGTAAATTCTACATCAATATCACGTCCATTTCTCAAATCAGTGATATCTCCATAATCTGGATCAGCAATGATCGAAAGAAGTTCTGTGTAGATTGTTTTTCCAAATCCCCAAAATTTAACACCTTCTTCTTCCTTACCTCTTACGATGACAGGAACATATGTTCTCATCTTCGGCTCAATTTTGCGACCCATTACCCAATCATCTTTGTCGCCGGTCTTTTTAAGTTTATCAGCGAATTCTACAATTGGATCTGGATTACCATGAGTAATCGGAGAAAGCATACTACGCTTTGGAATGTCGTAGTGAAAATAAAGTTCCAGGAATGGATTTTCTTTGCGGTGAACGTAAGGAACAATTCGAATACGTTGCTTACCTTCTGCTGGTTTCCATGTGTTTGACTTTTTGTTGTCTTGGTTGTTAAGTGCGTTTAACTTGTTCTTGATTGCATCTAAATCTAACATAAATTTTCCTTTTTTAATGATTAAATGTTAATAATAAATTATAATGATTATTTTTGTAATTTCAAAGATTCTAAATATTTTAAACGAGACTTTCTCATTTTTTCTCTCGTTTCAGTTGAATGCGACTGCACGCCAGTTTTACCAGCATTCCAAACTTTTCTACCTTTTAGTGAGTTTGACATATTTTCACAATGCATTTTTGATTTCTTTTTTCCAGTAAGTGCTTTGCTAATTTTTTCTTTTGTCTCTGTAGAGAGTACTCTTGTAGTGGGGTCACGATTTAATTGATATTCACGAATAGCGTCAATTGCATTTAATTTAATTCTTTCAAACTCACGAGATGAAATAGTATAATTACGCTGATTTTTGGAAGATTGCCAATTAACCATTGCCCATAAAGCTAGTTGTATTCCTTTATGTGTCGGATAAATTTTACATAATAGTTTATGAATTATGAAATGTTCTCGAGCTGTGAGATATACTAAGTTATTTTCAACATTATCACCACCTAAACATTTTGGTATAATGTGATGTCTTTCTTTGTAACCGGATAACTGCCTAGATTTCGCTCGTTCAATGATTTGGTCGTGTATTCGTTGATAATTCAAGTCACTCCTTAAATGTTTAAATTAGTAAAAAGATTAATTATTTAAATTATTATAATGTTTTAATTTGTTAAATCCAAGTAAAAAGAAAAAATGGGAGCCGAAGCTCCCATGTATTTAATTATCTATTTCTAGTAGTCGAAAATTCGGTAATATACATCGCTGTTTGATCGCCTATAATACCTTCCATTGTTCCTTCTGGTCTTTCGTCATCATATGGATCAACTAATAAATACTTTTCAATATAAGCATCATCAATTTTTTCTGGTCGGCCGGATATGTAAGAAGTAAGATCCTTGTCGTTTAAAACTTCTAGGTATCCTTTGAATTTTCTTAATAATTTAGCTCGTACTTGTTTGTAACAATCAACCATGTTTTTAGCATTTATAAGCATATCAGGAGTTAGAGTATCGCCTTTATTTTCGACTTCAACTTTATACTTTTTCATTTTGCCAGAACTAGATGCATTGGAAGTTTTTTCTAGGGTTTCCCAGTTAAATTCCCAATCCCAATCGCCACCACCTGCAGGTGTTGCCTCTGCTCCTACTGACCATGATTGACCTTTATTGTCATCACCAGTAACATCCATAGATGCGCCATATTCAAACTTGTCCATTACCTCATAGTCTTCAAAGTCAATTACTACCATTTCTGCACCATCTTTAACATATACTTTGTAATATGGTGCTGACCCTTCAATCTTTTCAATGATGTCATTTGGGACAGATTGTTCTGTAAGATTCTTAGTACCGAATCTTTTCATGTTTTCTGCTAAAATGTTTTTTTTCATATGATTCCTTTTACATATATAAATATAAGTATTTTTAGTTTCATTACCAAGTAATTTTGCGAAAAAATTTCAATCTAATTACTCGATATCCAGAATCTTCATCCGTTAAAATGAATGAATTTTCAAATTGTTCCCATGGTAATATGAATGATTTGTCTAATATGCCGTTGTTCTGGCTACGGATTACTTCATTCATTGCATTTACTGTATACAATGTATTAGTTTCTTTTTTGCGGTGTATGCTGATTGTGTTTGCTCCTCGTTCTCCGTAAATGTTTGCATTGTATGTGCAATACAAATCATTTTGTCGTTCTTCATTTGCGAACGCAAATATTCGACGTTCTGGTATTTCGTATTTTGATTGTATATAATCTGTTATTATATTCAAATCGTTACGATGTGCGAATGTACATAATAACTGTGTTTTCAATGGTTTATCCTTTATATTCTACTTTTGTTAAGGAATCTTGCGATGATGCTTTGATTGTAGTTACAGGAACACCTATTAAAAATTTTGAATCGAATATATCTCTTATCTGTTCAAAATTTGCTTCTTTATCTAATACAATGTATTGTTTATTACGACCAACTGCAATTAATGAATTCCATGGTTCATTAGATGCATAGTATAAAAACTCGACTGCGGCTAATCTTGGTAACAATTCATTGATATCAATTATTCCATTTTGTTGTATACTTGGCTGTGCTACTAATGATTTTAGATCACCGGTAAAATTTTTATAAACTTGCATTAATGAGTTTGCGTATATATCTACAAATTGCTCTCTAGTTAAAATATTAGAACTAATTAATTCCTTTACCTTTTCATTTAATGGAGATATACTTGTTTTATAATATAATTGAGTATTTATATCACCCCATTCTAACAACTCTCCTGTTTTTTGTTCATATATTTTAGAAATTTCAGACATTATGTAGCTGGATACGTCGGCTCCTGTACCATAGCCTGCCTGACCTCTAAGTCTAAACCCACCAGACATTGTTACTTTTACTTCTAACGTTTTGTCATACACGCCGACATCTCCTACTTTAGGTACATGCCCGCCTTGTAATGTAATACGTAAATAATTTTCAGCAGCTCCTGTTGCAACACCGCCGTAAGTAGGCTTGTATGTATATAACCAATTTTCAAATTCAGGTGTAAAATTTATATGATTGCTAATAACAGATAAGTTGCCTTCAATACTTAACGAATCAAAATCAAATTGAGTACTAGGTTTCGTTAATAGTTGTTGTAGTTTAACATAACTGTCTAATTCAACTGCTTTATCAAATATTCGTTTTGCTGTTTGTTCGTCAAAACCTTTTTCTTGCAATCCTTTTATAACACTCGACTCTGAAGTAGCACTGTCAATTAGTCTTGAAATATATCTAATTAATTTATCTGGCAATGGTGTGTTATTGATTACTGCAATTAAATCTTCTTTAGTATATCCTTCAAACAATAATTGCCCGCTTGAATTAATTGTTTCTGTTAATTCTAAAATTTCATTAGTGTCTTCAACTATTAAATCTTCTTCCTGTTCCGAAATTATGTTACCTGTTCGAGCACGTTCAACAATGCGTTGAATGTCGGCAACATCTAAATCAGTCATTTCTGATAAGACTTCACCTAACTTATGGTAATCCTGATCCGTTTTGGGATAGCCGGCCGGAAGTTGGTATCTCCATTCTAATAAAATTTTATTGATAATATCCATAACTATGATACACTCTTCATTTTACTATAAATATCTCCATACTTCAGTTTCACCGGAAAGTTTCCCTCTTCTATCATTGTTCTAAGAGCGGGAACTACCTCACGTGCCTCTGCAGAGTCGACATCAAATAATAATGAATCATATGTATACAGTATGAGCTTCGAAGTTTTATCTTGCAAATATGCAACAACCCGTTCCATTTTTCGGACTGAGACTTCAGTTTCTAACGCCTGTAAATAGTAGTTGAACAATTTATTTGCTGTTACTCGTTCAACACCTTCCATTGTAATTGGTCTTCGTTCAACTGGTGTTGTGATGTATCCTTGTTTTTTATATTCGCCCCACAACTTCCAAATTAAATCATTTACTTGTCGGAAATATGGTATTTCTAAAAACTCTTTGTCAATGCCTCCATACAACAGCCTAAACGTTATTTGTTTGCTTTGTTCATACTGCTCTTCAGTAAGTGTCGTTGTATCAAAATAAAATCGACCAAAATATTCATGTACACTGCCTGCAGGCAACTTGTATTTAATTAAACGAGCAATTAAACGTACGTGGTATGCATCAAAGTCCATTTCAACTAATGCTCCGTGCTGGGAGCAAAAAGCATCTCGGGTACCATCTTCTTTGTTCATTGCTGCAAAGTTGAAACCTCGAAATGCATTGGAAGGTCTACCAGTTACGGTATGATAGTGATAATTGGAATAAACCTTGCCTGCTGTAACTAGTTTAGCATCACGAAATGAATCATTGACACATAGCCCCGTACGTTCTATTTCTGCAAATACTCGTGGATATCTTGAATTGAATGATAAATATGATTGGGTATGTTGTGCATTCATGATCATCGGCCAGGCATACTGTCGTATCTTTTGACACATTGCCGCATGCTGCTGAATTGGGATGATTGCATTTACATGTTGTAAATTTTGATGTCTGCTCCAATAAAATTTATGTGCTGTCTGATGATAATGTGTATCTACATATGCTTCGCCGTAAGTATACCACCACAGAGTTTTTACATCGTAGCAGTCCTCGTTTCCACCCGATATAAGCCAGTTCTTTTTGTCGTGAACATAGATACGCCGTAAGTCTAGAAAGTCGGAGAGACGTTTTGAAAAGCCCCTAATTTGTTCAGAATGATGTATAGGAACGATGCGTTCTACTTCCTGATCAGTATAAATGTATATGCAAGAGATGCGATTCACTGCTGCGTGCTGTTGAGCATCTGAATAAACAGGAACTACAAGACACTTATCACTCTCCCGTACATACCGCAGTACCGCATCTAATTCTGATTCATCATCCACTATCATACATTACTATAATAATGAATTTATTTCAAAAATACAATGTTATGCGTTGATATCTGCAGGAACTTGTATGTCGCCTACAATAGCAAATTCTAAATAATTGGTAATGAAGGTTGCAAGTTTAGGACACGTACGGGCTGCTACTGTAACTGCTTTGCGATTTGCATTTTCTACACTCGGTGTTGTTACGGTGCCTACAGTTTCGTTTTGTAGCGCACCTTTGATAGTCCATCTCAATTCAACGGCTTTGTATAAATTTGGATCTATCTTTTTCTTTTTGTACAAGTCAAAAGTATCTTTAGAGATTTCAAATATTTGTCCATCAAATTTTTCAATGAAATAGCGTTTGAAGAATCCTTTGTTGATGTCATCTTCTGTAGGAATGTTTATACTCGATGTTGGTGCTTGATACTTAGTTTTTTGGTCAGTCTTTAATGTTCTATATTTTCGTTCTATTTCAGTATCTGGATCTTGAGGTATGTATGGAATAAGTTTTCTAGACAATACCGGATCATATGATCCTAATGTCAATACAGTTCCATCTACGTATCTATGATATGTTCCTTTATATTCGACAGTATCAGTAGTCATCCATTCACTGCCTGTAGTGAACAAATTTTCTGTAATGTCTTCTTTGTTATATCTTAACCTAGGTCTCATTATTCACTCCGTTTTTTTGTAACAGTTTGAGATAGATTAGATGTACTATCATCGTTTGATCTGGGAGAAAGATTAGGACGCATTAAACATGTTAGTTTTGTCGACCAATCATTTGATAATAGACTATGATCAATTTTAATTATAGAAAATACAAATTTATTGTACTGAGCTGGTAATCCCTCTACAGATAGTATATCGCCAAATCGAAACCCATAACATCCATCTAATTCAATTTCTACATTCAATGGATATGGAGGAGAAGTAAACGAAAATAAATTCGATAATGATTTTTTTGGAACTGAAACATATGCTTTCAATGCTTCTTGTAAATCTATTTTTATATCGTCATTGAATGGTTTATTATAGTATTCTAGTTTAGCTTGTATTAAATTCTCGAATATTCTGTCATATGCTTCTTTATATTCAGTTTCAACACGATCTTGTTCATCATTAGTTTCTGCTTCTATATACGTTAAATAATGTGCTAACATATCTTTTGGAATTCCTGATGTTTGACTTAGAACTAGATTAATAGTTTTCAAAGAATTTGGAATTTTACCAACGATTTTAAAGTTTCTAACAACTGTTCCAGTTCTTGTATAACCAACACTATTTGATATATTTTCGGTTTGAGATGATATTGACGCATCCATTTGATTCATTGAATTAACAAACATTGGTATTTTAGTTGGTTTAGTAGAATACCCAGCTGATTCTGGAACTGACGCTACAGTATCTTTAAGTATTAACATGTTTTTATTTTTAAACTCTGTTGTAAGTCCAGGTATATCAGTTGTTGGCAATGCCGTTAACTTTAGATTGATAGCACCCGAAGTATGTTTATTGATTAATTTAGAAATCTCATTAATAAATAAATCGATATTAAATGGTTTATCGGGGGTTTCGTTGTCTTGCAACTTGAGCTCAATCAGTCGTATTTGGTCTATTCTAATTAATATGTTAGCAGGTACGCCTACATTCGTATCAAATTCAGTAGATTTTCTATAAAAAGATATTCTATCAAGATCTTGTGTTTCTGTACCATCAGGTAACATAATACTTGTTATGTGTCCCAAACGAAGTGGTACATCAGATTGCGGAACAACATTCGTTACGTTAGCCGCGGCAGGCAGTTGTGGATTGATATTAACATATACATCGCTATTAAAATTTTTTGATGATGGTAATATTACCTTTTCATGATCATTAGAAATTAATTCTTCGAAATATAATGATGTCGAAAACTCAGGAGCTACTGAAATATATACAGTATCTAATGGAGATTTAGATTTAATCTCTGATACATCTATTGCTGAACGAATAATTGAGTTAAGCATTTTTATTATCATTCCTAGAGAAACGTATAAGTATGTACCTGTTTCTGTTCCTTCTGTCTTAGAATCATCAACTTCATTATTTTCATCATTATTAGGAGCTGAGTTAATTTGTGCCATGAATATATCATATGTAGTTTTATCACCTGGACTCAAACTAGATGATTCTATTAATGTAGTTTTAGTTGCTTTAGTTCTTTGTTGTTTGTTTTCGTTTTGTATTAAACTACGAAATTTAAATTCTGCATCTACTAATGTATCAGACGTATCATTTAAAACTCTATCTTCTATGTAATTTACATCAAAAATATGTGCTCGATTTCCAATTAGTTGTTCATCAGCTGGAAAAACTTCTTCTGCAATCGATAATAATTTAGAACTTATTAACCTTTTAGACTGAGTATTTGTATTTTCTTGTTCTCCTGATGTTGGTTCTTTTTTTTCATCCGAATCATTATTTTTATTAACTGATGGAATAACAGTTGCAAGGTCTGTTGATGATTTAAAATATAAAACGACAAGAACAGAAGCATTTGTTTGATACTCAAAGTTAAAATTAACTAAATGTCCTTCAAATCTTCCATAATTACCCCGGCGATCTATTCGAACTGAATGTCCGATTTCAATGATTGCTTTATATCCTAAACGAAGCCATTTTCGTTCGAACACATTGATAAAATATTCAATATCTGGAACTAATATAGTTACTTGAGCATCGTTTAATAAACCTTGTGCTCCAGCAGAGGTATCTGCTAAACTAAACGTAATACTTTGTAAAGCAGGTGGCGTACGTCCAGATCTGGTATTAATATAATTTGATGCTAAATATTCTCTACTTAATGGATTAAGAGAAACAGGTGTGTTGTTTGCAGAATTTTGCGTAAACCCCTTTGCAACATCAGCTGATTTTTTTTTATTATTTTCTGTACTTTTTGCGCCTTTATAAAATATATCTGATTCTGAAGGAGTTCGGTCTGTAGACAAACCTGGATTATTGATTGCTGCTCTAACAGTTTCTTTATCAGATTCTAACAGTGTAACACTACCCCATGAAGATCTTGAATTTAACCACTCTATTTGTTCGGGCGTTCTATTGTTTTCGATTGAACATTGAGCTCTGAATTTTAACTCTTCTTGAATGTCTGGGTGAACTTCACTATAAAACGGAATAAATTTACTATCTTGCGACATTGAATGACTCTATTTGTTCTTGTATCAATTGAATATTAGTTGGTACTCTTAGTCTTGTATTACCTGGTATATGAAATGTTCCTTTACCCAAATTGTTTGCAGACGCAATAATCCACCATTTAGTAGAATCGCCATAAAAACGATCAGCTAAAAGGTCAATTCGTTCGGGTGACGTAGTTACGATGTATACATCACTTGAATCAAGCGGAATAACAGGAATTAAAGTCGTGTCTAAACGACGAGTTCTTTGCTGATCTCTAATAATTTCAGATTTTTGGTATCTACTCATTTGTTCTCTCTTATTATGTTACAGTTTCGCCCTCTTGTTTAATCTTATCGGGACCTTCAAAGGCCTCTGCAGTTTGTTTTGGTTTATCTTTTGTTGTTACTGCATCGCTCAGCCAATTGGAATCTCCTTGTACATTTCCTTCTGCATCATCATACAATGAATATGCTTGTCCCATGTATTGTGGTAAATGATCTGTTAACATTCTCAATGACATATTAATATCAACACGCATTGGAACTTGCTTATGTGTTGGGTCTTCTTCTAAATTTATCTCCCATGTAGTATCATTGCCAGCTAAAGTGTAAAACAAATTGGTTATGAATGCAGGTTGTTTGTTGTATAAATCACCAATAGTTACACGCAAATATTTTCCTCGGTACATGATGTAATTTGTATCATATTCTGGCATCGTATATGTTGCAAGATAGTTGAGCTTTCTCCACATTGGTTTTAATTCATCTCGACTACTAGCATATATTGAAAATTGTAAATCTATCGTTCTTTCAAATGAATCATACAAATAACTCTTATCGGCTCGACCTACATAATCAATTGGTTTCCATCCTGGATTAAATGAGTCTGTTAGCGAAGTAATTGAAGATCGAAACGCAAATATATCATATTTATCATTGTTGTTTGTTATTGGTCCTAAAAAATAAAATTTAATGAAATCTCTTGTAGTATTTAACGGCGATCCGATAAATTCAGTACCTGTATCTATAACATTACCTATTTGTGTATTTTCTAATAATGAATCAAATAATCCTCGTTTCCATTTATATACTTCTTTTGGCGTGCCTTGAGCAAAGTCTCTGGCAGTAACTTTATCTCCCCTGAATGTAACTAATGTACTTAAATTAATTGGCGGTTGCCACCGGCCCAATCTCCATGTTGTAGAAGCTTCAGTTCTAACAGTGTAATCCTTTCTTAATGCAGTTGGGTCACCTAAATTACCCATGCCGAAATATGATTCTCGGTCAAATATCTGATACGTGCCGCCTGTTTCGCCTGTTATTGCACCCGCATTAGCAGCTACCATTTTAACTGCAGCTGGGGCGCCTGTTGTTGCAGAAGATGCTCCATCTAATCGTACATTTTTTGATTTTTTAAATTGACGAAAATCTTGAAGTTGGCCAGCAAATTGAGCATGTTCTAATTGATCATAATCTAATGTTTCAAATTCTCCGTATGCATTCTTAAATAACCCTGGTATTGATGCTGGACTAATGCCGAGTCCGCTGCCTAATCTACTAACTGCTCCTGTTAATATTCCTGCTGTTAAATCAGAAATAGCATCGCCTTGTTTATATAATTTTGATTGCTTGTAATCTTCAGAAAAATACCCTGTTAAATCAATAGTACTTTCTTGATCATCAACCGTCGGTATTTTGTTATTAATAACAGTGTTTGCAAATTCTGATTGAATAGTCGATGGTTGAGTCCATGTTGCTGATGCTACACCAGAAAAGTCTACATTGTTAGTTGTATTGTTTTGCAAGTCTAACTGATTGCTAATCGGAGTCTGAGAACCCTCTGCTAGTCTGAACACATCGTAACTACTATCAGGATTAGGTGTAGAAAATGGTCTTTCATTAAGATCATGATTTCGCAATGAATCCCAACGACGACCGAATAAATCAAAATCAGAATACACGCGTGGTAATCTACCATTCTGAATTTGGTCTGATATAGGTGTTTGTGTTATGAATGACATTTTATACCTTGTTATTAAATTCTATGGGTTTGTACTGCTTCTATCATCTTGTACCGCGTCTTTACTAAATCGTTTAGATTGAGCAAATGCTTTATCAAAAATATCAGCAAAATCTTTAGATATTTGCGCTTTTGCTGTTTCGGAGCTAAATAAATCTTTTGCTTGTTCTTTTATTTTTTTTGCAAATTCTTTTGCCGCATCAATTACACCTTCTTCATCTCCATCACCTAAAGCACTTAATGCCTTTCCTCCTCCTTGAATTGCATCATTTAATGTTTTAGTACCTTCTTTGAACATAACGTCTTGCATCCGTACAGTATTTAGAACTGACTCGCCTTCTTCTCCAATAAACGCTTTTACTATTGAATTTGAAAGTGTGTCTATTGATGCTTGTAATTTTTGTTCTTGAGTACGTGTATCCAATGTTGCTGCCAAATCATCAAACGACTCAATGATTTCAGCATCACTATCAAGAGTAGCTTTTAGAGCGGCTCTTGCTCGATCTCCGTCTTCCCCTTTTAAAGCAGCTAATTTTTCAATAGAATCAACATTATCAAATTGATCAAATATTCCTTGTAATACATCTTGGTCTATTTTGGAAGTTTCTTCTAATAATTTGTTACGAGCTAGTATTGTTTCGCCTTGTTGAGCTACTTCTTCAGTACTCCTTCCGATTGATTTTGCAAATGCCTCCAATGCTATCGGATTTCCTTTGAGAGCTTCATAATTTTGTTCAATTAAATCTTTTTGTATCTCTGCTACCCGCTTTAAATCACCTGTAAATGCAGCTACACGCAATTCATTAGTTTGTTGTGATATATTTTGGCCAGTCAGTAATTGAAACTCCATTTCAGCACCAATTTGACTTTCTACATCTAACATGTTCTTTGAAGACGCAGCGACTGAATCTAATGTCGTTCCCATCCGATTCGCTTGTAATGCGGCTCGAGCTAATTCATCAGCTGATCCTCTGAATGTCATTCTAGTAACTGCTGTAGTTGCTCCTACTGCATCTAACATATCTCTAAGTACGCCGGTTTGACCCGTAGTCATTTCGATAGTAGATGCAGTTTTAGTTAATTCATCAAGAACGCCGCCTGCAGATTCTTTGTTGGCTAATAGAAATGTATTGAATGCTGCAGCATTGCCTGACTGTACACCAAGTTGTTCAGTAGACTTTGTTTGTATGTCTAGTATTTCTTTTCCTAATTCTGTTTGCATCGAGAATAATGCAGTAGTTCCTGGAAGTAATGTGTTTAAATCTTTTGCTGATTCGAAAAAATCTTGAGCTATAAGAAATGAGTCTATCTGAGTTTTAGCAATATCTTGAAAATTTTTGAATATTGCAGATGTTACTATAGTACTCGTTCCGAGACTACTATTCATGTCTTCTATAGGTGATAGTACACTATTGAATGTATTTACTACTGCTTTGCCCTCCGCAAGTAATCCTTCTAATGCATCTTTACTTAACGATCCAATTATTTGGCCGGCTGCAGTTTTAGCTGAATCTACTACTGGTCCGAGTATTTTATCAGCAAATTTTTCAAGGCCAAGTTCTTCAATACGGTTTCTTAAGGTTTCTTCATTTAATTGTCCTACTCGTGGTAACCGCTTTAACTGTCGTATGAGTAAATGTTCGTTCATTCCATTCTCTATTTATTATAAATATTTAGAACGGAGGTTTTGTTCCTGTTTCTCGAGGTGTATTATTTTGCGTAGCAGAACTTTGTTTGTTTGACTGCATATCCATTAGTTGCTTGCTGTAAAATCTACGCAGCCAAATTGGCCAATTGTATACAGTATTCCAGTCCCATCGGCCGGCGCCAACCCATACTAAATTGAATATTTCTTGATGAATTTCTCGTTTGAATTTAGGACTCGGGATAAAAAAAGTCTGGTCCAACTGGAAACCTTCTTCGGAAGACGCCTCCATCTTCGTCTTCAAATTCATATGTTAAATCTATTGCTGGCAAATTGTCAGTAATATATTTTCGAATTTTCTTGCTATGCATTGCTAACATGTTGTATTGAAGATACTCTGTTATTGCCTGTCGACTTGTTTCTCCATTTAATGATACAATACTTTGTTTTAAAAACTCAAACAAAGGTTTATCAGATGTTACTACTCTAGATTGTTCGTGAATTGTTAGAAATCTAAAACGAATGTCGTAATCATCATCTTTATACGTACATAACCCGTCAGCATCTGCTTGTATTATTGATTTCTGCAAATCTAATTTTGTTAAATCTATAGAAAATTGTATTTCTTTGTCTGATGGCGTTGTAATTTTTGCATCATACATTTTTCCATAACTCAATATTCGAGCTGCTATAATCATTGCATCTTTATCACAATTTAAAATATCATCAAACTTAACACCAGGTGTTACTATCAGTTCTGATAATAGCTTATTAATAGCAACTCCGTTGCGAATATATGATGCATTGGTTAGAATGTCTTCATCATATGCAGTCATGTAACGCATTTCAATTTTACCGCTTCGAAGTGGATGATCCTTTGGATAAAATCTTCCTTCAGATGGTAAATCTACTATTTCTGTTGGTACCGAACTGGTTTTCTTTGCTGAATATTCTGCTAATGCTTGAGCTTTTGCTTGCTCAATTGGGTCTGAAGCATATTTTTCTGTAACTCGTGCCATTTATCTCCTAATAACTTTATTATAAATATCGTGAATAGTAAAAATGGGAGCCGTATAGACTCCCAAATTTAAATATATCTTAATATTTTGATATAGTGATCAGTAGTTGAGCACGGCGTAATCAAAACTAATTGTGAGCTGAATCTCAACATTTGCCTCTTGCGCCCAATCCATTGAACCCCAATTTGCTGAATTCACATAAGCTCCTTTGATGATCCACTCTTCAATTTTATCACCTACTGGACCTAATGCATGAAATTTAAGATCTTTCTTGTATTGATCTGCATATCCATCTCTACCTGTTACAGACTCATGTCCTAAACGAATCCATTCAATAACAGCTTGTGCTCCTGATGGTACAATTGGATCATAAAGTGTAATGTTAAGATCTTGCCAACGAGACTTTCCTTTAAGTTTTCTTTCAACGTTGATGTGATCAATAACAACCTGTCCGTTGTTGATGCTAGGTCGGTCAACGGCCTTTATAATGTATGATGGAATATCATCAATATACATGAAGAAACGATTCTGTAGTTTTGGTTCCCAATCTTTGAAAAAGATTTCTTCATTAGTTAAGATATCTGCCATTTGTATTTCTCCTCAATTTATTATAAATATGATGAATAGTAAAAAAGGTAGAGCCGAAACCCTACCTTTTATTACGTTATTCAACTACTATTCTGGGAAAGATGCTCCCGTTGGTTGAATATTGAAGTCTAACACAATAAATTCAGCCGTTCTTGTAGGTTGAAGGAATAATTGTCCATACAATATATTCTGATCAATCAAGTCCGGTGTATTATTTGTTTCATCCATAATAACTCGGAATGCATACAAACCTTGTTGTTGTTTAACTCTTTCAAGATATGGATTCACAATGTTTAAGAATCTATTTCTAGTAGCAGCAGTATTTTGTTCGAATACTAAATATCTTGTTGAAGAAGCAATAAACTTCTTAACCGTGATAAGCAATCTTCTTACATTTACTCTGTCTAATGCAGATGGACGTGATTGAAGCGTCTTTTGTCCCCAAATGCAAATACCTTGTCCTGGGAATGTTGCAATTGGATTTGTTCTTGCTTCATACAATGTATCTCGTTCTGCTTGTGTCAATCTTGAATAAACATCAATGGCTTGTGTCAATCCACCTCTGTTCAAACCAGCTGGAGCATACCATGGTGCAGCTACTGCATCATTGAAACTCAATACTCCTGGTACAACTACTGATGGTGGAACAAATATTGGCAGATTTCTACTTGTATCAATAATTCTTACCCATGGATAATAAGTAGCAGTATAATTTGAGTCAATACTATTTACAGTATTAGTAACTGTTGCAATACTATCAGTCAATGCATTTGAATCCATTACATAGAATGTATCTTGACGATCTTCTGCCAATGTTCTGGCCGCAGCGGTTACTGAGGGGTGTAAAGAGTGAATTATACCTGGTGTTATCAACATGTTAATATCATATACATCTGTATTTGACAGTGCGGCAAACGCTTTCTTATAAGCCGTAGTACCTGTTGTTGATACCCCAGAGCAATCAAATCCAAACGCGTTATTAGCAGTAATATTACCACCCGTTAATTTAGGTAGGTTAGGTCTTGCACCATCAAAGCCACCCTGGAATGGTACAATAAACTTACGTGTATTGATGCTAACATTGGTTGTAAATGTGTCTGCTGTTAATGCATCTTCCAATGATCCACTATATGCAGTAGCCAAACTAGGGAAGCCAGCTTCTGATGCTTGTGATACATCACCTAAATAGAAGTCTGCATTGCTACCTGTAGTTGCTCCTGTTGTTGGTATTGGAGCTAAATAGTTCAAGTTATGCGTATCAGTGAAATCAAAACCATGATAATTCTTGTTGCTAAATTGTGAGCTTACGGTCTGCGATGTTACAAATGAAGCAGCTTCTAAATTAACAGATCCAGAAATATTTGGAATTGGAGATGATAATGAACGGAAACCAAATGGAATCAACGTTTTGTCATTTGTACGATCTTTAACGCCGGCATCTGCTTCTACTCTAATATATTGTGAAATATTTGGATAATCGCCATTCACAAATACTTTTCCATCAGCATCAGTTGTTTGATATTGATCTCCAATTACTCTTGCAACATATCGTGGTGATAATGGATCTAAATTAACATTGGTATATGATTCAACAATTTCTGGACGAGCATCGGTATCATCTGAAGAATACGGTGAATTTGTAATGTTATTAGTATTCACTCTTCTTACTTCAACTGTAAATGTACCGAATCCATTTGGATCTGCAACTTCTGATGCAGGACGTACATCTCTAATACCAACTTTAACTTCGTGGTTTGTAGATGTTCCATGAGATAATGTATGGAACTTGATCAAGTTCTTTGCATTGCCGGAAATCTTTTGAGATGTAATCCATGGTGTTGCAGCAGTTTGATAGTCTTGCTCTACTTCAAATGTAGATGCTTTAACTAATTTAAGTGTTACATCACCTAAATTATTGAATAATGCAGATGCTCCTGTATTTTCATAAATTACATATGCTGGATATGAATTTGTTTTTGGATCTGCACCAATAATCTTTGTTAAATAACTGTTAGATGTTGATACAATAGACCCTGATATATTAGAACCTTCTGTATAAAAATCATCTGCTCTTGTTACATTGCTATCAAATGCATATGAACCAGACAATTTAAGTGAGAATGAACCAGACCCTGCGTCTGCTAATACAGCATCTTCAAATATGTCATTGCCGGCACCTACTGTTGATACTGGGCGAGATGGGTGAAGTACATGAGTCACATATTCTGCAGATGCAGATGTTGCAACAATACCAAGAAGACCATTGTCTAATTGATACCCATCTTCATATAATAGTCTTGTTATTGTCATTACTCCTGCATTACGCAAGTAGTCTTGTACCACAAATGGTACATATGTTTCTTCTGAATAAGAACCAAATATATTTTCAAATTCCTGGAATGATGTTACTTGGGTTGGAATCAATGCAGGACCTTTTACGGTAGGCCCAACAATGGCAGCTCCAATTTCAGAAACACCAGCCTGCAGAAATGATTGATCCTTTTCTACCGTGAATACACCCGGCGATACGATTCTTTCGGCCATTAAATTATCTCCTTGTTAGTTTAATATAAATATGAATGTTTTTTGCCAAACTTATGATTCAGAGATAAATACACCTTTTTCAAGATCAATTTGTCCTTCGCCGTAATGTTCTTTGAGTTTATTTACCAAATCAGTTTCTTGTGATTGGAGGGTTTGAAACTGTTGTAACAGTTGTTCTTGATATGCTTCAAGTTGTTGAGTACGTTGTTGCATTGCATATATTTCTTTTGTAGCTAATGCAATTTCTGTGTTGTTTTCAGCAAACTTTGTTCTGATTTGTTCAATTTCCGTAACGTGCTGTTTTTCTAATTTCTTTTCAGCCATTTATGATTCTCCATATAGATCCCACTTCTGTGGTTTTGGTTTTTGTATTTCTACTTCTATTTCTTTGATTGCAAACAATTTTCCGTTTAATGGTTCTAAACGATAATGTCCTTTGAATTCAGTCTTTCGCATATAAGTAGTTAGTGTTTGAACTAAACCTTCAATGACATTGCCTTTATCAATTACTAGTTCCCAATTATCACCCGGTGGAATACGTGTTGCAATAAGATCAACATGTTCTTCAATTTTAGTTTCGGGCATAACCAGTCCTATTCTTTTTCTTTATTATAATGAATTTTTGATTATAATCCAAACCTATTTTAAGTTATTGCAAATTTAAGCATTTTTTTTATACCTCAACGCTCCCTTTAAAAATATCCAATTCAAGGATTTTGTTTTGCGCTTTGCTGCTATCCCAATCGGTCGTGCAATCGAACTCGAAGGTGCGACTGTGGATCAGATGCGTTTCTCGCATATACACCTCAACGAAAGCTAAATTTAACTTCCAATCGTATCTGACTGAGTTAATCCACCAAGTAAAATCTTTCAACTCGATGTCCTGAATTTGTTTTATTCCTGTTTGTTTATACATGTGATACCTTTTATTACTTGTTACATCCTTAAGGATTTGGTGTTATTGGTTGTGGAATTATTCTGCAAGGTACGCCCCTTGCTGTGCTTTGATTTCCTGTTTTGCTTACAGACGACCAGGCTGCCCTATTTTGGAATTGAGGTGTCCATACGCTCGTTGTAATATCAACTACTGTTGTGCAGGTTACCATTCTAGTTGTGGCTACACCCGTACTTCTAAAATCTGTATTAGTTAAAGTTGAACCGCTTGACGTGTAAGTTACAACGCTACTCGCAATCGAGCGAGTTGGTAGAAAATAATCTGAATTTCCCTCGCTGTCTGTATATGCTGCTATTAGTGGGAGTATGTCTTGATATGTTTGCACGTCTAATCTCCAAACAGTATTGATATTATCCCAATACCACATAATGCCTGTGAGGTTGTCTATCATTATATCATTGTAAGTTGTGCTGCCTGATGCATCTGTAAACCTAAGTTTGTTCCCAAAAGGATTATTGTATAGTAATGTTTTACTTGTTGAATCTGTGTAATCAAGCGTTTGGACTCTACAAAATACGCCTGATGCGGTTGTTTCATTCCAACCATCAAAAGTACCATTTGCAATTTGCCAACCCTCATCATAAGTGTCGTATGATGTATGATATGTAGGCTCTACTGGCCTATTGTATAGGGTTATTGTGTCGATCGAGGCTGCTAATCCGATTCTTATTGCCATAATCAAATCCTAATTAAGATGTTTAGATAAAGTTTTATATTTTTATGTTAAACGAATCCTTACCGCACCACTATTATGATATAAACCACCTAATGGTACTCCACCTACAAGAGCTGCATCTACATCATTAGCAAAATCTAAACTTTCAGATACTTGTGATAATATCACCATACTTTCCGATATGACCAATTCTTCTGCATTATAAGTTCCTAATTTCAAAGTGTTATCTGAGAATACCTCAAATACAGGAATACCCGATATATCATTTACTGAGAATAAAGAACCTGATAATTCATCTGTTATTGCAAAGAGTGTTCCTTGCGAACCTTCTATTGTGAATACAGTTGAACCTGATTTGTATATTTGTAATGAACCTGTTATTTGTAGGTCATTTGTGGTTGATTGAAACGAACCTGTTGCGGCAAATATACCGCCGCCGCCGCCTCCAGATATTCCCGTTAACCCACTACCATCTCCTACGAATGAACCTGTAAAACTACCAGTTACGCCAGCTAATTCTGCTTGCGAACCAGATGTGATGACTTTTTTCCATGCTGGCATATATTCCTCCTATTACGGTTGGTTACGACAACGTGTCGCCCACTTCCTTGCGGCCAATAATAGCTATTTAATATAAATATTACTTTTTCAAGTTTGCCATCAAATATTGTTCAGTGTGTTGTATTACTTGATATACTTGTCCGATGTTTGATACTGGAATAGATGCTTGTTTTGCTAGTTGGTATAGCATATTAATTTCTTCTGCCGTTAATTCTGCAGGCGCTTTAATTTCAGTTGGTTCTTCAGTTTTTGTTCTTGTTGCCATAACTTGTTATCCTTTTCTATTTAACATAAGTTGTAATTTTACAACCGTTTCATATACTGTTTGAACATCAGAGCCTCGGAATGTTCCGTCCTTGATCAAATTCATTAACCAAACTATTTCTTCCCGAGTAAGTTCTGGGGCATCTGCTACAGTCTTTTTTGTTTCATTGCCTCTTTGTATTGCCATAACTAGATTCCATATTTTTTTATAAATATTGCCCATAAAAAAAGCGAGTGCTTTATGCACCCGCTTCTATTATAATGAATTTTATTGCGTTTTCAAATTATACATATATAAATGGTTCACCACCATCAATCTTGATATTACCCACTGCATCTACTGGTAACTGGCCAGCTGTATCTACATCATATGCAATGGTTACATAACCACCAGTTGTATGATCTGCTGTTACGGCCATTGCTGCTATCCCAGCTGCAATATATGTTAATCGAGATGCATCGTTATCAAAATATAATGCAGCGCCTTCATTAGCGCTTCCATCAGCGCCGCCAAAAACAATACCAGTGTCAGCACCCGTTGAACCTGAATTTAAAAGTATAAATTGGTCTTCGATGTTTAAGTTGGTTACTTGAAGTTCTGTTGTTGTTCCTTGTACAATTAAATCACCACCAACTGTTAAGTTTTGTGATACGCTCGCTGTTGCAAAGGTTACAGAATCAGTTGTACGAACATTTTGGTCCATTACACCCAAATAACCCCATTGTGTTGATGAGATTGTAGTTGAATCTATATTTGCTAATTGAGTTGCTTCACCTGATGTAAGTGCTACACCTTGTACTGCGGTTACTGTTGCTGAGTCAGCAGTTCCACTTAAATCACCACCTAATAAAATTTGTGCTGAACCTGAAACTAATCCTGAAGGTACATTTGTAATACCAGTATAATCTACTTGAGACGAACCACTTATGGTGCCAGCTGGCAAATTAGCAACTGTTTGTGCTGATGAACTTACTAATCCACTTGGTACGCCCGTAATTCCTGTAAACGATATTTGTGATGACCCCGATACTATGCCCGAACCAACCGATGCGACAAATCCCGAATCGTTATTTAACTCTGAAATATTACTTCCAGAAACGACTACTTTTTTCCATTCTGCCATCTTCTAAACCTTATTTTTTATATAAATATATTGTTATTCAATTCCCAGCCAAAAATTAGATCCAGAATACATTATGCCGGCCTCTAATGCGGCAGGTGTTATTAGTTGTTCCTTTACTTGCACAACACTTTGAGATGTAATTGTTAATGCTCTTGTACCATCCGTTTCGCGAGCCAACATGATATCAGTGTCAGCATCTTCTTGTGTGAATTGTAATGAACCAGTTATCCACGTGTCTGTAACAAATACTTCTTCAATTGAAGCCGTACCATCATCTCGTTTAAAAAAGAGCTTTCCGTCATATACGTTCACAGACAATTCACCATCCTCTAAATCTACAGGACGTGTTCCAGGAATACTAGATCTGCGAAGCTTTATGACTTGGCTCATTTTAGAATGATCCTCCGTCTATGATATTACTAAATTTAAGTTCTCCACTACCAGAGTCTAAATAAGCAACTAATGTGTCGTTTCCTGCTTGAGGTATAGATTCAAATGTCGATCCTGTAATAAATAATGAACCCGTAAATAAATGAGTATCGTCTAAACTATCACCAAATATGGTTGAACCGCTACTAAATGACTGTGTCATATATGTTACAGAAGAACTTATAATATAATTTTCTGCAACAACATCACCTTGTAATGTTAATGTTCCATTGCTATCCAATTTCAATAATTCTGAACTAGAACTAATAACATTGAATATGCTGGTTGAGTCGACATTGACAGACGCAGATACACTACCTGATGTAATACGGAATAATTGCAATCCTGTAATAGCACTAGACGGAATTCCTGTTAAACCCGATCCATCTCCTTCAAAACTACCAGAGAAAGATCCAGACACTCCATCTGTTACAACTAAACTACCGGTTATTTGAAGATCATTTGTAGTTGCGTGAAATGAACCAGTAGCTGTAAATATTCCAGCTCCCGATAATGCATTTGTAATAGCAGTATCAGCAAAATCGCCAATAAATATCCATGCTTCTAAATATGCAGGAACACCTGTTGTATTTGCTGTATCTTCTTGGAAGTATATACCAGCATAATAATCTACAATCCAATCTCTCGCATCTAATGCTGCAATAACATCGCCAGAGCCTTTTGTTGCTGTACCATCATCATCATATAGTATAGGAGAATAAACTGTACCGAATAGGCCGGGAGGAATAATTTGTATGCCACCAAGCGTATCATATAGATTTGTGCTGTTGTCAAATGTACCATTACCAGCTTTTGTGTTTGATGAATTTGCTTCATAATCCGTAGGAAGTTTAATTGCATAACCTTGACCGTTAGTACCAGCTATTTCTTCTAATTCTAAACGAACATATTCAACAACACCGCTTGTTTGATCATACAATGAAGCTGATATGGGGGCTGCTGGTATTGCTTCTCCAAATACGATGCTCGTACCTAATTGTGCCGTTGTACCAATTGATTCGTTAGCAGGAAGAGCTTTAGCTGTTGCGGTATGCGACAGACCTAACGCTTTCTTCAGCGTAATCAAATTGATATTAGTTTGTGATAATGCCATTTATATTGTTCCTATTTCATTTAAAATGTTACTGACATTGCATCAATAAAACCTGTCCAATCTCCTCGTGCTGTAACTCTTACTACAATATAGTCATTGTTTGATATACCTTGTGTCAATGTTGTATATTCATTTGTTAAATCTAACGATGTATCTAATGTTCCTACTACATAAGTTCCGTTCGTTCCATCAATCCACGTAGTTCCAAAACCTGTTGTTGAATTAGTCGGCAATCTAAATTCCATTTTGAATTGATTGCCTGATGCAGGACTTGCTACTAATGTTCCGGTTCCTTGAATATTTAAATCGAACGAAAATACTGTTCCTCCGGTTGTGTTTTTAAATATTCGGTAGAATGTCAAACTTGTGCCACTTGCAATACCTGAATAATCAGCATTAGATGTCGGACCGTTAGTTACTGCACCATCAAAATCACCACCATTCAATGAATATGTTCCGTTAGTTGGAGAAATCAATCTTCTGTCATATACAAGTAATCCATTTTCTGTACTTAAATCTACATTACCTAAATTGGATGAACCATCTTCCCAATACCCCGTATCGCCCGTTGTGGTTGGAACACTGCCTTGCGTTGCATAATCTGCAGCTTTGACACGATAATTTTCTTTTCGGAATGTTTCTGATGTTAATGTTGAAGTATTTGATTCGTTGTTGTATAAAAAACTACCTGATGTTAGCGATGTTGAAGTAACATTGCTACGAAGTGGCTTTTTAACTGTTGTGCTAATTGCAATATTAGAATTTAATATTCTTGTGTTGCTAGGCAATGTTAATGTCTTATTCAATGTTACTGTTTCAGATGCAGGATCTGCACCACTTAGTGCCGGCATCACTTCACTTGAAACTGCATTGATATTGGTTTCATTGTATGAAATTGCATCTGCAGCTGAACTGTATACATTTATATAAGCATTTTCAAATGATGCTGTATATTCTGCAGTTCCAGCCGTAAAATATTTAACGCCGCTGATATAATTTGTTCCTGACAATGATAAATTAGCCAATATTTCTTCTGTAAAGTTTACATCATTAGCTGCATTACTTGCAGATGGGTCATTTACCCATGTAACATAATTCGTTGTTTTTGTTGTTGCGCCAACTACATGTTTAACACGAGCATAATTCCATCCATATTCATTTTGATCATTTGGATGAACTTTCCATGTTCCTGTTCTATGTTGAAATGCATCTAATTCTGTTGTATCTGGGAACTGTGCACTTGAAGTAATTGTAAGATTAAATCCAGACCCATTAGCATTAACATCATCACCAGATGTAAATGTTGTTAAATCAACTGAATGAATATTACTTCCGTTAAGCTCTAAATATAATGTTCCTAAGTTTGCATCACCAAATGCATTGGCAGGATAATTAATACCATCTGCTGCAACGTCTTCGTTCAAATCACCATCAATAGTAGTTGATCCGTTAAATACACCTCTTCGTAAATCATTTCCTGCAGATGTTACTGTAAATGTCCCATCTTGATCTACTGCAGATAAACTTCCAATGCCTGATGCTGATACATACCCTGATATTGCAAATGACGATCCAAATGATAATTCTGCAGATACCCCGGTGTCATTACCATCTATATTATCTAAGTCTGGGGCTGGTGCTGGTGATAATGCTTTAAGTATTTCATTGAATCTATCTACTGCAGTTCCTACCGGCGTTGTTGATGTAAAATCAGTAAATAATCCATCTGTATATGTGCCGTCTTCAGCATCACCAATTGCTCCTTGTCCATTTGATACTGGGGATGTTATTGCTACGTGGCTTCCTGTGTAATCTGCTGCTCCTGCTTCTGTCGCTGTAACGGTTGCATTTAATTGGTATTGCTGACCCGAACTTGAATCATACCAAATAATTCCATCTAAATATGTTCCATGCGTACCTGTTGTTATTGACGGCAATCCGCCGCCAGTTAAAAATTTTGTTACTGGTTCATAGTCAGATACGCCTCCAATGAACGCTATTTCTACATCTTGTGTTCCGTTAGCGCCATCTGCATTGTGAATTGACAATGATCCAGTTGCTAAAACAAATTCACCTCTATATACAGGATCAATGTTTTTTAAATTGTCTAATCCACCTCTTTTATGTTGAATTACTTGAGCCATTTCGTTACAAATCCTTTATTTTATATAAATATCAACATTTACGGAACAATCGTCTTGCCATTACCAGTAGGAAAAAATCCTGCATCAATAATACCTAATGTACTACCTGTTGCTGCGGTTTCGATGTTAATACCCCCTACAATATCAACAGATGCACTATTAGGCAATGTAGTATCATCTGACCCGGAAATTGCTAACGAACCTGTTAATTTTAAATGTTTTGCAAGTTGTTTACCTTTTAGCCTTGCCATTATGCCCATCTCCCATTAACAATTATTACGTCATCTGATTCAATTGTATATCCTAATGTGTCAGTATCAAATACAATTGTTTGTGTTGCACTCGTTGTTGGCGTCCATGTATATGCAGCTTTATCAATATATTGACCGTTAATGTAAATATCAAATTCTGCTTTAGTTGCTGCTAAAGATGTTGTCGGATTAATTGAAGCTGCACCAGACACGGTAACTGTTGTATTGCTAGAATATGATGCTTGTTTTTCTGTTAAATCAACTAAATATGACATTGTTTCTGCATTTATAGATGTTCCGCCGCTAGCTCCTCCAGTTGAAGAAACTGTTACAGAGCCTCCTGCAAGTACTTGTGATTGAAACTGAAGTAATTGTTCCGGAACAACAGTTGTCGAAAACAAATCTAATCCAACATCTATAACCGTATCAAATCTTACTCGCTTAATTGAATATGCTTTTTGAAGAGTTGATAATCTAAATTCTTGTTCTGCTAGCAATGTTCCTTTAACTGTTAACGACGTTGTTGCTCGTACTAAACGGTCTTCTCCTACAGTATTCAATGTTTCAAAATTGAATGCTCTCATATGAGTCTGATATTTGTTTTGTTCATTGCCCCAAGCAAACCCACCATATGGCATAAACTGTTCTACCAATTCATTCATCTGCGTAGTGAAATCTGTCCACAACATTAAATCATATTCTATATCAACATATTCTGGAATATTAATTGCATATATTTCTTTTGACTCTTGCGGATTGTTTATTGGTATAGGAAACAATTCATCTTCATATCGATTTCTTTTGTTGTATTTTGATCTATAATACATCTGATTGCCGATACCATCAATTGACACTGGTCTATTAGTATCAAGTTTTTTAAGTTGATCCCGTTCGGTCATTGTATTTCTTTTCAGCACAACCAACGGAGATTGAAGCATACCCTTTTCATCTCGTAGATATCCTAAACGTCGTACACTATCCCATTTCTCTCCATTTGCAAAAATTACTGGTACAATGATCAATTCATTGTTATGAGTAACTTGTGGTTGTATTTCATTTTCAACGAACCATTTCATTGCAAAGTCTATATCATACAATGTACGACGCGGTGTTCGAATTACATCATCATCTCTTCTGATCTGTGTAGCTCGATTCAATATCAAATCTTCTCTAGGTGTTTCAGTTCTAGATGGATTTGGTTTATTCGTCTTTCGATCAATATTTTCTCTGTTATATCTCGGCATCAATGTCCTTTATATGTTTGATCGTTAGTTGTTCCGCCATAACGAATATTGCGAATAGCTTGTGGTGTTTGTCTTGTTGCATGAGCATCACAAACAATTGATACGCTGAATCCGTGACTATCTCCATTCTGCCATGTTTCTGGATTCTTGCCGGCTAAATATTGATTTGCATCAACATTGTCTAATTCATAATATTCATTGTCCCAAAATGCAATGTCGCCAACTTCTGGATAAAATCCTGATTTTTCTGCTGTATCTCTTGATATTGCAAATTGCATTGTTCTTGTATAGTTATGTCCATAATCATCTTGACTTGCATTTTTACCTTCTTTAGTAATAAGTGCAGGAATAAGTATGGACTGATAGAATGACTTTTTATCTGATTCACCATATAAGTTAGATTCAGATTCTTCTACAATAAGTTTGTAGAATTCAATTTCAGTATCAACGATCTGATTCATTATTTCCGAATTAATTGATGCCATAAACTTTGCATCTCGTTGCGTACCGAATAATGCCATATTTCTATCCAATATATATTTTAGTCGGAACCTTAGACAGGACATTCATTGAAGCTTCATCTTCTGTTGCTTGTCTTTGCAACATGCTCTCTCGTGTCATTTTATCTAAAAATTCTCTTAATTGTGTAATCAAATCACTTTTTTCAGAAGCGGCTTCAGAAATCAATTCCGCGCCATTAAGTGTTACTTCTGAATTTGGGATAGGTACTGTGCTATATTTGCCTCGTATACGACCTAACATTTCTTTTACGAGTGCCAACCCATACCTAAGAATCCACGCACGCCCCATATCATTAATTGTACTGTATTGTTGATAATTATATGGTATATTAGATGCGTCCGAAACCACACCGTTTAAAACCGCCGTATTACCAAATAATAAGGCGTCTTTTGCTTTTTCTTCTTCAAATAAGAATTCAAACCAGACTTTATCAAAATAAGGCGTTGATGCATTTCCTCGTTCTGTTCCAGGTACTGGATATATGATAATGTCATCTCCATGTATTTCAAATGAGAAATGCGATTTTCTAATACGATCGTTGAATTCAATTGCCTGTATTCTAAGCAAATCAGAATGAATTGGCATCATCATAAAGTTAACTGACGGAGACATTCCTCCAAAATCAAATGAATCTAATAATTGTTGCGAACCTAATCCTGTTCCTACAAATGGATCAAAATATCTGATAATTGCTGGAGGGACTGTATGAACAACTCTTTTAATTTCAATTGACGATGTATTTGTTAATTCAATACCTAATGATGCAGAAACTGCTTCTCTGATAGAATATTTTTGTACGCTTGAAGTAACACTCAAATATGCTTTATGCCATTTTACATTACCACCTGAATCAGCTTCAGTTCCATACGCTTTAGAAAGTTTAGTAATATATGAAAGTGATGTTCCTACTGCTTTGCCGGTTAAACCTCCTTGAAGATACTGCGAGCCGGTTTGTATACCTAATGTATTAAGCAAGTTATTTGCAATATTAACTTGATTAACTTGATTAGAATATTCAATTATAGCACCTTCAAATGCTGTATAGAAGTTCACATCTTGCAGCTCTACGTCTAATACCGGATATCCTAAATGATTTGCTGCAAAACTTGCAAATTTATCTGCATGCTCTTGAAAAATAGCATCAGAATCAAAATATCCAAATGGTGTCTTTCCTGGGCTGAAAGATGAACTACCTGGCCAAATTATTACGTTTTCTGAATAGTCCATACTGATTCTTTATTAATAAATATCAGTACTGAAAATATCAATATTCGTTTAACAAAGAAAGTACATCATCAAGTGCTGGGTGTCTATGATTGTCTTTTAATATAATCTTTGTTACATATTCAGACCCTTGAAGTTTAGCAACTTCATGTATTGCAGAATCATTTTTGTGCTTTAAATCAATTTGTTGCATATCACCACACAAAATCATTGTTGATTCTTTACCTAACCGAGACAATACCATTTGAAGTTGCTGCTTGGTTAAGTTTTGAAATTCATCAATTACAACAATTGCATCATCAAAAGTTCGACCACGGAAATGGGTCAATGATACTAATTCAATATTTTCTTCCGATTCCATTTTTGCTAATATGTCTGGTTTGTTATAAACCTTTCTCATATTGCTTCGTATTGGAACTAACCACGGCTCCATTTTTTCATCTAATGAACCTGGTAAGAACCCATTATCTTCATTTGATACTGTTGGTCTTGTTATAACAATTTTGTTTATTTGTTTTTTAAAAAACATATCTAACGCAACTTGTACTGCTAACAATGTTTTTCCAGATCCTGCTTTACCTAATATAAAATTAAATGGATGATTTAATATTTCTGTTTTAGCTCGCTTCTGTTCTTCTGAAAGTGATAATGAAAATCTAACAGGATTCTTGGGCGGCGTTTTTGTTTTGTTTGTTGTCATAACTTGTTCCTTAAAACAGTTTTGTTAGCGACGTTTCTACTAATTGAATATCGTGAAGTGTTTCAATCTTACCTAAAGATAATTGTCGAACTGCTTGATATGACTTTCTAGGAGGATATGGTGTTAAGATTTTAACTGTAATTAATTCTTTACCTCGTCCTAAATCTTTATCGATATTACACATAAGTACCATGCGAATAGCTCGTATTCTATCAAGTACGTCTACAAGGTTACCGTCGTAGCGGATTCTCCATTGCATTGCATATTTAACTCTTGGTGCTGCCATATTATATTGAACCTGTGCTTATCATTAAATAACTACCACTTCTCCATAATTGCCCATTCACTGCAGGATCAGATGTTGGAAGTGATGCTGTATAAAAAAGAATGGTGCCTTCTGATATAAATTTATCAGTTACTGATGCATATGAAATTGAAGCGGATGTACTAGTTAGTGTAGTATCTGTTACGGTTGAACTTCCAACTTCAATTCTATCAGCTGACCCTGTACCATTAATGGTAAAGTCTGTTGCATTGTGTGATATACTTGCTGATTCAATAGTAACATTGTTATATATGTTGCTTATTGATGCCGACGTTATTGATGCTGATGTAGATGTTAGTGTAGTGTGAATTGATTCTGTTACTACGAATTGAGTTGCAGAACCTGATAAAAATACAACTGGTCCGGCTGATATAGTAAATGATCCTGAGATTACTACATCTTCTCGTATACTTCCAGACAATACCCCGTATAAATCTGAAGCATGACTCGACGAAATTAATCCGCCTGATGTTATTTCTGCTAAATTGGTTGAAAAGACTCCCATCCGTTTCCTTTATTAATAAATATCAACGATTAAAATGTTTTATTAAGTGTAAAAATCTTTGATTGAATAAAACAATCAACATCATCAAATTGTGATGTTATTGCTAAAGTATTATCAATTGTTGTATCAAATGATGATGAATTTATAAGACTAAAATTAGTTCCATTAAACTTACCTGCTTGGTCTTCACTATACATAAACGTACCCGCTGATGTGATTTCAGCTGTACCAGCAGCACCAATTTGATTTATAGAAAAATATATTTCCAATTTCCATCTTTTGTTAGATGCATTTGCAAGAGTTAATGTTCCTGTTTCGGCTAATGTAACACTATCTGATTTAACTCTAATATCTAATGAATCACCGTTATGGAAAGTACATAATCCTGTAAGTATTGCATGAAATGCATCACCTTGTTTGAATCCATTTGCAGGAACTGAAAGTGTTCCTACACCACCACCGATTAGATTTTCTTCTACAATACTACCCGTTACTGGTGTTGATGAACCTGTTTGATTAAACAATCCGTAATTGTTTGATGTAACATAGTTTATGTTAGTTGCAGTAGTATATTTAGTAACGCCGCCTTGTACGACAGCAAATAATTCAGTACCTGTTAAAGAACTTGCTGCCGGTAATCCTGATATTGGTAAATCTGCCATTATGCTAACCTTATTCTAGACCCGTCTTCTTGAAGAATATAATCTCCATTTTCTTGCAACAAGAATGATGCTCGAAGAATATCTAATGGCGATAATCCAGCATCAGGTACGGTGTCCCATGTTTGAATTTGTGAATTATGTATTGTTCGTTCTAATGATTGAATATAATAATGATATTGTAGACGTTGTTCATTTAACGGCAAACGTTGAATATTTGGCAATTTTTGAAAGGTTTGCCATGGTATTTCTATATCATTGTTCATTTAATATAAATATACATTATATAATATTATATATTTTATATCATAGTATCTTTTATTTTAATATCATTGGTTTTTTTGTTTTCTATTTTCCTCTAACCACGTAATGAAATTTTGTCGAGTAAACATCTGACCTTTGCCTTCTTCTATTTCAAAATTACCCTCACAGCCGTAAACAATTGAACCATCAAGTAACTCAATTTCTCTTGATTGTGTCCAAAAATTACCGCTTGGAGTGTCTTGTATGTTATAAATGTATCCGTATTTCATAATTAATGTTCTACCCAACAAGTGGCTGTGTTAAAATTGTTAAGTGTTCCGTTATTTGATGCTATCTCGTCTACCACTGCTGTGTCTCCAGTCTCTCCATTAAATCTACTATACCACGTAGGAGTTGCAATATCGGTGGCTAATTTACCATTCCCGTTGTTGTATAAATCTGCAAATTGTTGGTCTGTTAAAACAGTTGGGAAAAACGCATATTCATCAGCGGCGTGTTTAAGTCTATTTGTGCTATTGAAAATCTGACCTAAAACTGCAAAAGCACCAGAAGTATAAGTATATCTTCCAACAGTGTTTCCATTTAATCTACCCTCAAAAATTTTTACACCGTCTGCGTATATTTTAAGGCGTGTTAAATCTGTGCAATCTGTTGAAAAGCCTATGTGATGCCAATTTGATGTATTACTTCCAAAATATATAGCGTTTGAATTGCCAAATATGTTTACATAGCCACTTAAATACGCATTGGCATAAAAACTGTTATTATTACTAAGTTGAAATTGATTTTGAGTAGTATTATAAATCAGTCGTGGAAAATATCTTAAATTATCTGCTAGAGCATTAGCACCCAAATCAAATAACATTCCTCCTGTTGCACCTATCGCGGTATCGCAATAAACCCAACCACTAAAAGAAATATTACCTGTTGCTATATCACCTAAAGCTATGTTTTCGGGTAAAGCGACATAATCATTCACCCCATCAAATTGAAGGGCATTGCCGAAGGAGAATGATGGTTCACCCCCGGTGCTACTTGTACCACCCCCAGTGCTACTAACATTAGCAAAAATCCTCGCTTCTAATTCTGCTCGTAATATTTGTTGATATTCAGCAAATCGTTCTGCATTTTGTTGTTGAATGCGTTTCTTGTTCAGCTTTGACTTTTTTTCTTCAGCTAAATTTTCTCTAGCTACTTGATTTTGTACTAAATCTACGCGTTTAAAAAATTTATCATATCTATCCATACTATTAATAAATATGTTGTTAACTAATTAAAGAACATAAAAAAAGTGCAGCCATTTTCTACAATACGTGTTTCTTAACTTCTGTGTATGTATTATATCCCCAAAACTCTTGATATTTTTTGTATAATCGCTTATGAGTAATGCCATATTCCTGTTTTATTTGTTCTTGTGTTTTTTCTTTCAATAACTCTATTAATATGTCAGGAGTAAGTTCATTCAACCATCGTTCTGTTTTATCGTCTAAATATCTTGTTGATAAGCGGCGATTACGTTCTTTATAACGGCGTTCGCCTTCTTCATTGCCATATTTCAACTGAAACCATTCTAGTGTGTAACGACCTTGAGCGGCGGTTTTCATATTTTGTTTATTCTCAGCAGTTGGCTTCCATGTAGGATGTGTTTTTCTATTCTCCTTAACACGCTCGATGAACAAATCTCTGTTTGGATTGTGTGTTATGTTATCTCCACCATAACCACCTTCGCCTATATTATAGTACTGTTCCGAAGCCTGCGCATTAGTGATATTAATCCAATGGCGTTCTCTTTCTGCCATATGGTCTTCTGAGTCGCAATGTTCTAATATTGTTTTAACAAAGTTCTCTTTACCGTATTTATCAATAGCTTTATTGAGTATTTTACCCGAACCGAGATAGTTTGGATTATTGTGTTTATCTTTACCAATATAACGTTTTCCGTTTATTTTATTTATTGTTTCGTATATTACCATAAAACTTATTCTTTATTATAAATATAGACTTTTATGGAAAATAATACAATAAACATAAAAAAAGTGTCGACAAATAAATGCCGACACTTTCTTATAAAATATTACGAGAATAATATTAAAGAGTCTCAAGACCTTTAACATATACCTTCCCATAAAATTCCGGTCTGACAACCTTCTTAGCGTAACGAGTCATTACACCTTTTCTTGGTGTAAAGTTCTTAGGATCGTACACTAATGGAGTCATGATAAGTGGAACATAAGGGCTAAATACCGCTCCTGATTCAAGGAACTGAGCACCTCTATAACCCATAAGGATTACGTTCTCTTTCATGTATGGGTTCTTGTATACAGTGTATCTGTTATTGATAGCACCCACTTTTTGAACACCAGCAGCAAATTCCATTGAGTTACCGTCAGTGTCAGCAGCAAATCCAGGAATAGATTCAAGGATAGTTGCAACAGCTGGACTAGTTACAAGGAAGTTAGCTCCACCTCTTAAGGTCTTTTGATGGATCTTGTTAGATACTTTTTGAAGTTTAGTACCTAAAGTTTGGAACCATCCACCTTGAGTGTTGTAGAATCCACCAGTTGAAGTAGATGTTTGATCAAATGCTGATCCGTTCCATACTTCGTTGTTTACTGCAGACCAATATTCAACGGTTGGAGCAGATGACAACAACATATCAAGAATTTCAAGATCAATTTCCATTGATACATATTCTGACAACATTGAAGTCAATTCAGCTTCAGCATCGATGCTGTGGTAAGCGTTAA